TCAGGGCAGGAAACGGTACAGGACACAGCCCTGATATCCTGTGCCACCACTGGACGATGCGCCGTCGGTCGTCGCTGAATAGGAGCCACCACCGCCCGCGCCATATCGTGTGGCGTTCCGGCCGCCCTGATTGCCGCAACGCCCTGCACCACCCCACGGGCCATCACCTCCATAGCCTGAGAACGTGTAGGCGTTACACTGTCCATCACCACCGGACGTTCCGCTCTGGTTCCAGACGGTACCGCCAGAAGCATTTCCACCGACACCGCCTGCAGACCCCGTCGTGGAATAGAACGTGCCACCCTGTCCGCCTTCGGCCTGCAGGAGTGTCTGCCCGAGATAGCTGACAAGAGACGTACCACCCGTCTGTTCGGACCCGCCGCCATTCCCGACCGTAATCGCCAGTCCGCTGCCCTGCGTTGGACTGACGGTATAAATGCCCCAGGCATCCCCGCCACCGCCGCCGCCGGCACCAGAAAACGAACTGGCAGTCGTCGTGGCCTGCGAGGCCGCGCCACCCCCACCGGCACCGATAACGCGCAATTCCACTCTGGATGCCCAGGCCGGGATGGAAACCGAGCCATTTCCGGTCACGAGTGTCATGGGTTCGGTCGACGCCTTCAGCAGAGCCTGCGTCGCCAGCTCAGGAATGGTCGGCCAGAACACCTGTCCTGGTTGAGCTGTTACTCCCGCCAGAGTAGACGCTCCCTGCGGCACCGTAATCGTATAAAGCGCTACAACACACCCACCCGTCGGAGCAACAGGAGGGTTAGTTGCCGCGACAAAGGTCATAGTGCCCGTCCGACGCACAGGAAGCGCGCTGCCGTTGTTCTCAATACCAGCCTGTGTCTGGGAGGGATTGCTGGCATTGAAGAACGGAAGCACCGTCAGGTCAGCATCCTGTTCGGAACAGAGAGCATAAATCGTATAGGTATTGCCGGAGCCTGGCAGAGTAATGGTCTGCGAGGCCGTGCTGATATACTGGCATGTGAGAGCGGTCGTATCCGCTGCCAGACCTCCACCATTGCCACCAATGGTGGAAGCATCCATAACGCCGGGAGCAACAATCGACCCTGCCTCAATCGTCAGATTCAGGCTGTTATAAGCCGCCGAACATCCCAGTCCCGAGGCCGCCATGACATTAGGTCCGTAAAGCATGGACGCCAGATTACCGAATGCCGCCTTGGTATAGCGCCCTGCCCGCAGCAGATCCGTATCGAGCGGGATTGATCCCGCATAAACGATGGCCCGATCCATTAATTTTTCACCTTGATCCAGCCGGTAACGCCCATGGCTGCTGTCTGATCGACAACACGGCAGACTGTCGCCAGATCTGCGGCTTTTCCCAACTGTGTTTCCACAAAAAACTGACCACCCTGAAGGCTGCCGTAGCGCAGGGCCTGCGCACCATAACCGTGCCCCCCGCCCATGGCAGGAACCGATGCACAGGCAAGCGCATGACAGTCGGACGCATTGAGGGTTTCGATAATTACCGGATGCACACCCGTCACCGCGACAAGCGCATTCGTTACAGCCTGACGGGTGTTGCGTTCGGCAAACAGTGCCGCACGGATGCGTTTGCGATACACGACATCCGGCTCGGATGCCTGACGAACCAGTCCCCCATCCCCGAAATAATCTTCGGCAGCCATATCAAGAAAAGCGCCGCTCATCGTCGCAAGACGCATTTGCAGGGAACATTCCTGCATCAGTTGCCAGATTCCGGCCAGAACCGCACCAAAGCCACGCAGAATTGCGGCCAATACCGGTGCAGATTCCGCTTCCAACCCCTGGGGCGCCGGCGGAAACCACCCTGTCGGTAAAAGGCGCCGGAACCGACCTGCAAAATCCTCTACCGAGCCAGGCGCTGGCCCCGTATCCAGCAGAACGCTGCCATCAGAAGCCCGGAGGATATCTTTATCTTCATCATAGAGAACCGCCATCCCATCACCCTCCGACCTGGTCTGGAGCCATCAGCGGAATACGATAATCTGCACCGTTGACGTTGATATGCAGAAAACCCCCATTGGCAACAGTGGGCATTGTCCCCCCTGTTCCCGTCACCGGAGACGTAATCTGCAACTCCCCGCCGCTCGCTGGAAAAAGCCCCAGATTTCCCGATCCACCCGTCCCTTCCTGCACATACAGACCGGCCGCCTGTGTCCCGGCACCGGCCTGAACCTGAAGCGCGTTGGTCGGGCTTGGCATGCTGGCGACAGAAAACAGCGTCTCACCTTCAATATTACCAAATAGGATCCCGTTATCCGTAAATTCCTGACGCATGCCGTTAGTGCGTTCCGTCACGGTAGAACGAACAAATGCACCAACATTGGACCCGGCCACACCGGAAACGGTCTCAGGAGTATGCCACTCCACAGCCTGATTACGCGCAAGGGAAACAGCCGAGGCATATCCGGAATCCTTGCCATTCGTTCCGGTCAGGGACTGGGCCCCAAACACAATGCCCGTTTGCCATGAATTCGGATTGGAAACGAACACCATACCCGCCGCAGCATCGGAAGTCCCCGATGTCTGGCCCCCACCCGCACCAAGCTGGATCCCATATACGCCCCCGCCGACATTCGGCGCATAAGGTGTCGACTGTCCCACTGCAAGGCCACCAAAATTGACAGCCTCAAGCTCCATTCCGAAAGTTGGTTGATAATCCACTCCGGCCAGACGCCACGCTTCGCCATAATAGGCATAAGCGGTCGTGGTTGTCGGACTGGACGTATCATCGGAAATTCCCCAGGACGCCACCCCGATCGAACTCGGCTGAAAACCCAGCAACGCCTTACCGCTCACGGCATCGGATGTGCGCGACCCCGCAACAAACGCACTGTTGCCAAACTGCGCGAGCGACGCACACTGAGCATCCTGCAACGCCCAGGGACCGATGGATGTTGCCCCCATGGTTTCCGAAAGCCAGTCATTCTGAGACGAACTGGCCCTGTCGCTCAGAGTAGGATTGTCGGCTGCAACACCTACCAGAAGCCGGTCCGCAAACCGTTTTACCTGTGCGCCTTTGTCAGAGTAGAACTGCCCACTTGCCGCAACACTGACGGGTGCCTCGATAATCTGGGAGACCGTCGCCGTAACGGTTCGTGTACCGCTGGAATCTGCCAGTACGACAACCTCTTCTCCCGTCAGGGAGTCGAGTTTGGGATATGTATTAAATACAGCCATAAAAAGTCCTCATCCGTCCCAAGAATTCAGAATTCACCCCCTCAACCCTGAGTGACATTGATCTGAATATTCCCAACCATGAGTGCCTGGTTGCCATTTGCAGGAATATCGATCTGCCCGCCATTCAGTCGGACATTCAGAACAGACGTCACGGTAACGCCCGCACCGGCATAAGCCAGATAGGACAGGCGGCTGTACGGATAACCATCACCCACTGTCGTGGACGCAATATCCTTGGACACGGCCGACTGGATGGCGCTCACGGCCTGCTGAATCGGAACAGACGAAGGCACAATGACATCCATGGATACATTCAGCGTCAGATCCTGAGGCGCCTGCACAGCAAAACCGACCCCAAGAGCCCGCACAGAATCAATGGCATCATAGACATTCGATAAAATCTGGTCCGACGGAACGCCGCTTCCATCATTCACTACAGCCGTAAAATAACCACTTCGCGCATTCCCCGCCGTATCCAGACCATCCCGCAGCGAATAACTCAGATCCGTCTGGACATTGGCAATGGCATTACCCACCGCAGCCCTGCTGGCCGAGGCTTTTGCAGCCAGCCAAAGCGGAAAGCGTGTCCTCAGCTGGCTATCCGTTTCTTGATCGGAACCATTAAGGAAAGGCGCACCATTCGTCACCGTATCCAGTCCCGCCACGGCCGTTCCCATCAGACAGATCGCACCAACCGAAACATTTCCGACCGATCCGACCACCTGACAAGACACAGGAACCGATAACGTCGCAACGCCCGCCGCCCGCACATATCCTCCCGCAGAGGCAGACCATGTTGGCAAATTCTGATCCTGTGTCACCGCAAAGGAGATCCCCCCGACTGTCCGCACGATCACTCCTGGAGGAACAACTGCCGACTGCTCGCTGGCCAGAAAAGAAGTAAACGTCACAACACCTGTCGCTGCCGTGCCGGGCAATCGACTCATGCCAAAATCATAGACAAAACTGTCACAGTCCGACCCCGTTGACGTCGATAGGCGGGTCCGTAACAGTGATTGCAACACCAGATACTGCAACCACAAACCAACACCGCCAACACTTTCCATCAGGGCCCGAACGGGAGAACCGATAGAAACGTCCAGCAACTGCGAACAGGATGCCTGCGCCGTTGTCACCGCAGTGGAAACGGTCGTGGAAAAGGAACGTAAAGAGAGAGACATCGCATCCTCTTGGAGCGGTTCAATACTGTGCCGCTCTCATTATTTCAGTAGGAAAAAGACAGGCTCTGCTGCTGGCCGGACCCGGCATCCACATAGGAAACATCACATCTGCAAATGCCCAGCCCCTCATCCGTCACGGTGACAGTCACGGCCTCTGAAGCGTCCACATTGGCATCTTGCTGAACCTGCGCACGTATGACCGATTCCATGGCTTCCGGAGCAATGAGCTGTCCCACCATGAGCGGAAGCCCCACTCCATAATCGGGCTGCCAGACATAATTTCCCGCAACCGTCAGCAGACGCCTCAGCAATCCCTGCCTCGTAAGCTCCGATCCCGAAACTGTCTGAAGCCCTCCGGCGGACAGAACCAGATCATTCCCAAAAACATGCGAAAGAGCGATCATCCAAGCGGCCCTCCCGTTTTCTGGCTTCCTGCCAGATGAATATGTTCATTCAGAGAATGCTGATCAGTGCGAATATCCCCTCCGGAAAGAGTCAGTCCGGCAGATGTCAGCGTCATATCCGTTCCACCAACAGAAAGACTTATCGCCCCGTTCTTAATAAGGAGAGACGCATTTCCCGCACCCGCCGCCACACCATCCGGACCAATATGTAACCACCCCGCACCGGAAGACGATGCCCCAACACCTCCGGAAGCAGACAATGGCGGAAGACCGCACCCGCCTTTGACAAGAAATTCGCCAGGTTGTGCAACCTTACCGGTCAGCGGAGACACGGGCGCCATGACCACAGTGTCATACACACTTCCCGTCACGACCAGATGCTCTCCGTCTCCCTCAACCGGTTGCAAAACAACATGCGTTCCCGGAGAAGACGGACGTGCAATCCGAAGATCCCCCGCATGCACACCGCACGCATCCGGGATCCAGCCTGTTTCTATGTCTTCAGGCTGAATGCGGACTTTGACGGCATGATTGACCGGATCAACGGCAGACACGATTCCAAACATCGTATGCGCCGTCCGACCTTGCAGAGCAGCCGCATCAAAACGGGCGTCATTCATGCCTCACCTCCCCGATCTCTTAGAACGACATGCTGCACAAATCCCTGCTCCACGGAAAAGCGTGAGAGAACCTGATCGATCCCCAGGGTTTTCTCACCATTTCCTACCGCCACGGTCATGAAATCCCGTGGCGAAACTCCGATAATTCCCGGAATTTTAATTCGGACCGATAACGCGTGAGCAGCAATGCGAGCATGTTTACCTCGTGCCAGCCGCTGCAAGTCTTCCAGCCGGCGTCCAGGAACACGGAATGTATGGATGGTAGAATTTCCCGAAGGTGCGTCCTGAGAAAAAGAAACACCATCGTAATAGACGTGAGTCGTACTTCTCTGCCGGGAATCCCACGAAGCCATATGAACGACCACACCCGCCAGCAACTGCAAATCGCGCGCAATTCCGGTTTCAAGAACCGCCTGACGCATATCCGTCACCTGTGCATCAGCATCCGAAGCAGACCCCAGCGGCTGACAGACAAGAGATGTTCCGTCGGCATAAAGATCACAGAACGCATCCCTTGCAATCGTAAACGCCAGATCCGCCGCAGTCTGAAAACGGTGCTGCCCCATAAGAGCACCCCGTTTGTGCTCGATCTGCCAAAACTGACCCGCCATCAGCGCCGCCTGATCCGAGGGCAACGTAATCTGCGCCTCAAGCCCCGCCGCCTGCGCCATGATTTCCATAAGTTCCTGCTGGGTATGGTTGAGCCACGCATCCTGAACGCGCAGATCCATTAATGCTGCCAGCGCATCGCGACATTCCATCTCCAGAATGGCATGCTCAGCCACATAATCGATGTGATCAAGACGCCCCTGAAACAGCGTCGTCCAGGCCGCCGCAATATTCTGGGTATCCCGCATCTGAAGCGTCACCCATTTCCGCGCCGGCTGCTCCGCCTCAAACCACGGCGTTGCCGCTCCCTGCTTTCTGACGGCCAGACGAAGGGTAGCAACATCGCAGGCCTCATACCGGCTGGCATCGATTTCAAACTGTACAAGCGCCAGAACAGGATCGACCTGCCCGTCAAAAAGAACCTGAATCTCCAGGTTTCTGACACTCATTCCAATGCTCCATCAGGCAGACCGGACACCAGATCAAGCTCAACCGACGGAACCTTCAAAACAACAGTTTCAGAAATCCTTCCCAGATCCGGATCGGCCATCCCATTAACCTGCGCAATTCTCCACCATTGGGACGCATCTCCGAGTTCACGCGCCGCCACATGAAACAAGGAAATATCCGCAGCACTAACAATAATATCCTGCATCATTCCCTCATGCGAAAACGGACGGCAAAGCCGTCTCCTGCCCCTGAGCCACCGCAATATTCGCCGCAGACCGGTTGACCAGCCCCCCTGCATCAGCCGCCGCACTCAGAAGTGCCGCATTCTGACCCAGAGTATTCAGCGAAACACTGTTAACCGGCTGGATAGCCTCAACATTCTGTCCCGCCCCGGCAATAATGGACTGCAAACCGCTTCCCGCACTTTCCAGCCCTCCCGCCACAGACGCCAGTGCGGAGGGAACCGTCGCGAGATTCATCCCGCTCTGCGCCACGCCATTGACCGTCCCCAGTGCATCCGTAACTTTCGAGGCAAAACCGCCTGCCCCGACCAAACTGGCCAGCGGCATCACCTGTCCGACAACCGAAGACACCTGCCCCGCCGCCGTAAAGACGCCTTCGGAAACATCCAAAACAACCCCGGAAAAGCTGTCGAGAGCACTCCCGACATCATCTCCCAGCAAACCTGACAGAGTCGACACACTTTGGACGGACGCCGTTTCCTGAGGCCTCTCAAGCACCAGCTTATAGGAACAGACCGCCCCCTTCGCCTGATAGACGTAAGTAAACTGCGCAATCCACACCTGCACAGAAAGACCCGCCGCCGAGAACGCAACCTGCTGTCCCGCCATACGCATGCGCTCGACTGCCTGCGCGCGCATCTGCGCATCAGGACCGAGAAAACGTCCCTGCAGTTCCAGCCGTCCCGGATCATTGCCCAGCGCATCCACAACCCGCCCACCACCAGGCAAACGATGCACAACCAGCATCTGACGACCGCCAACCTGAAGCGTGTCCGGAACCTCAATTCCCGTCAGAACCAGATTTCCCAGTATAACCGGCGACGACGCCCCCAAACGCCCCACAGCGCCAATGGCATTTTCTATGTCAGAAAGGCCAATACCCATCAGGGAACATCTCCTCTGTCAGAAAAATCCGATACTGCGACCGGGATACTGAGGCTGCATGATCTCATCCACACCTCCGCCAGAACGACGTGCCGCCAGACGGGCATCACGATGACCCAGCAGAAAATCCCCGCTCCTCACCTCATGCTCCAGACGATCATTCACAATTTCAGTATCGTGATATGGTCGAGCCCCTGAAAAAACATGCTGCGACTTCTGTTCCCGCCCGATCGTTCCGTACATCCCCTCCCCCGCAAGGAGAGGCCGAGCTTGCGGCACAAACAAGGAGTTTCCAGACCGCCGCATCATCTCAAGAACAACGGACGATGCAGCACTCCCAACACGCCTCGCAGACTTTGAAGGGAATATTCTTTCGAGCAACCCCGATTGTCTTTCCGGAGAGACAGTTCTTCGGAAAAAAAAGTTGATACGTTTCTTATTGGAAACTATTTTATCTTGTTTGACACGCAGCTGCGACATCTGCCGCGGAGAATTCGGAAAGGTAGATACCCTTTTAATCCGCCCCTTGTTCCCAGCAAGAGCAACAACAGATCTGACAGAAAAAGAGGGCAGCATCGATACCTCATCCCCTTTTCGCCTTGAAAAGTGCGCCTCATTTCGCAACCCAGTCGGCTTCCCTGCGCCGGGCACGCTCCGAGTACTGGATGTTTCCCGCGTTCCAGAATACGCCATCCTGACCGCAATCTCCGGATGATTTCTGGCATGAACCGTCTTCGCCCAGCCCGATTTCCGCAAACGAGGCACCCCCGAAACCAGCGCTCCCCTTCGCAACAACCCTCTGACATACTGACCGGAAAATGTCCTGACCGAGAGAATATTCCGCCAGATGTTCTCCCGCATCATATCTCTCCCTGATACCGCATCATTTCCCAGTCAAAACAGTGTCCTTCCCGCTCACCGGTAATGACACACGCGGCCAAACGCCGCGCCCCTGACCACCCTCGCAAAACATCCCACGGCACCCCGTGATCCAGCAGATAAAGCATCTCCTGAAACCCGGAGTGCCGACTTAGTTTTTTGCGATGTCCCGGATATCATCATCCGCATCACGCTCAAACAACGGTGTCAGCGCAGCAATCCCGGATTTTCCGACACGCCGCGCAAGATCACGGATCTCGTCCTTGCTCTGCGGCATCTGAACCGGCACACCATCAATCGCCGTCACGGAACAGATCATTTCCGCATAGCCCAACCACGCAGACGCCGAAGCCCCATTGATCGCACTTCCCGCCGCTTCGATCAGATCCAGCATGTCCGCCGGATCAATCTCGCGCAACGTCAGACGACGCTTATCTGACAGAACAATTTCCTGCGGAAAATCACTCACGAAATCTTCGTCCTCGTAGAAGCAAAGAACTGAACCGTCTGATGGATCATATGATCCGCCTGCCAGGGATCACTTTTCAGCTGCATGGACACATTGTTGAACTCCCATGTGCTCGTCGAACCATCCGGCTCCGTAACGTACTGGTAGATCGTCCCGCTTCCGACCGATCCCGCATTCCAGTAGGCTGCTTCCACAGCTGCCACCAGATTGTCCAGCGCCGCATTGGCGCGGGCGATCTGAAACGCTCCCCGCCAGCCATTCGGAACATTGAATTCCAGCGGAACACCATTCAACGGATTGGCACGCAGAGCGTGCGTTTCCTGAGCGGCGCTGAAAGACGTCACATCCCTCAGATCAACCCGCTGACCATTCCACAGAACCGTAATCCGGCAATCCCGGCCAATGCTGTATGGATTTGCCATTTAGCCGACACTCCCCGACGCAGACGACACAGTGACAGACGCGCCGCCCTGCAAATTGACAATGAATTTCTCGTTGATGCCCTGATATCGAACAGCCACATCCGCCTGCACATAGCCCAGCGCCGTACGGGACTGCGGATTATTGCTCGAATCACAGACCACGCTATAGGGCAGTTCACTATTCTGAACGCCCAGAATACCCTGAGACAGCAGAGACGACAGAAACCCCAGAAGCGTCGAGCGAATATCACTGAACAGCGTGTCGTTAATGACCTCGCCGACATAACCGCCCATGCCGCCCGCAAGCGAAGACGCAATATAGTTCGTCAGACGCGTGTAATTGTCGCCATTCATGGTACTCTTGCTGGACGAATTATGCCCACACCGTACAGCCCAGTAACTTCCGCCCGGCGCCGGATTGCAGATCACATCAATTCCAGCCGTAAACAGCACGGACAGTTCCGCCGTGGAATACGTGGCACTGCTTCCCGTCAGACCTGCCTTCTGGCTTCCCACAATCCCCGACAGCGCCTTGTTCAGACTGGACTGTTCAGGTGAAAGCGCGGCCAGTCTGCCACCCGCAAATGCCTGCGGACTCACGAGAATCACACCGTTGCTGTCATCATCCCACCACAGCCAGTCCCCGAACATGAGCTTGACCGACGCCGCATCCAGACCACTCGATGCCTTAACCGCAATCGCATTCGTCACCGTATCCGCAGCTGGGCCCACGGCGATCATATAGACCCCCTCGGACGTCCCAAAAGCCGCCTGCGCTGTATAGGACGTACTGTCCGACACACCATGCAGCAACCCGACGGCACATCCCTGCCCACGCAGCGCATACATACCCGTCCGGACCGTGCTGTCCTGCCCCAGGAACTGCGCCGTGGTCGGAACGCCACCATCCGTGCCGCCTGAGAGCGTCACACTCGCAGCCGCCACAGCCGGAACCGTTTCCGGCAACACGACTTTCACGAGCGCACTCAGATCCTGCGCCACAGCAGCGGCAATCCCGGACCAGTTTGCACCGGCATAAGTCCTTGAACCCAGCTCGGCATGTGTCACCGCAAGTGCATAACCGGACCCCGTAGCCGTTACTGCGGCAACAATGCCATTACCCGCACTGCCAGTGCAGACAGCCTGAACTGTCACTCCATCAAGCTCACCGGAAGCAGCCACATCCGTTCCGTCCGTCACCCGGACAACCACGAACGTCGACGCTCCCTGCAGCACAGCAATATTGACCGCCAGACCCGCATCCGTCGTCTTGTTCTGCTTACCGCCGAACGCCGCGACATAATCGCTCATGCCCCCGATCGGCAGCGGCATTCCCACCGGCCCCCAGCCAGCGGTTCCCACAATCCCCAACACCGAAGACGATACGCCCGAGAGGGCCAGCGTCTGCGGCTGGGCAATCTGCACATAAAGATTTGGCACGGTCAGTGCCGTGGTATTCAGCGTTCCCGCCTGATAGACCAGAGACATCCCCGGATCGCTCTCCAAAATGCAGAAAGCGGGCACCTCCATGAAGGCCACCCGCTTTCCTAATGAAATTTCAGCTTTTATGACCCAGCTTCTGCGTCAGCTGCCGAGCGCAACCACCGTTCCGAAACGGTCAACACTCAACCCCGGATAAGCCGAGGCCACCGCCTGCGCTGCAATCACAGCCTGCATGGCCTCCAGAGCCGCCGTCACCGTCTGATTCGCCGCCCCGGGAGCCAGCACTCCGAATGCTGCCGAAAGCTCCTCCCCTGCGGACAGGTTTCCAATCCCGCACAGCATTTCGGACGCCCACTGCACCTGCAGGGTATCGAATACCAGCTCATAGAAATAATCCCGCCGATACAACGCCTCATTCTGCATCGTGTCGACATCTTCCACACTCTGAAAGCGAAGTTGAGCCTCCCGCCCGTCCAGAGTGCTGATCCAGCTCTGCCCCGCCAGCGCGGTATCCAGAACAGATGCGAGCGTCTCGCGCGCCGTCGCATCCGCCGTCCAGATCGAAACCCGATAGAGCTGCGCCTGCCGACGCGTCACCCGCACCGACTGGCCATAGCCACCGGCATGACCATTCAGAACCCGCCCCGGCACACTGACAACCGCACCATTCGCCACACCACCAGTCAACGCCGCCGCCAAAGCCGCGGCAACTGTCTTAGACGTGTCCTGCGCCGTCACCGCATAAGCTGCAGACGGTTCGCCTCCCTGTGGGATATCATCCAGCCAGACCGCCACCACTCCCGCCGGCGTCGCAGTACCGGAAAAAACGATCTCAACCGCCCCATCCGTCACAACAACTCCGACCGTAGGCTCAACCTTCTGCTGCACCCGCCAGGGCCGCCCCAGTGGTTCCGCCCATTCCGGCATTTTCCGCGGCGCCATCGTAACGGTCACGAAATCGATATTGTTGCGAATATTCTGGGCCGTAAAAAGATCGCTCGGCAAAAGCCATCCCCGACGCAACACGACCTGCCGCCCCGTCACCGAAACGCCCGATAACCCATCCGGATAAAGAACCTGCGCACAGTTATAAGTAAGCGCCAGCCCGACTTTGGAGGCATCCGTCATTCTTCTCCCTCCTCAGACCTGCTGAAACGACATGGTACACCGGATACCGAACCCGGATATTTCCACCGCATTGACCGTATAAGTCGTCCCAAGATCGGTCGTAACAGTCATATACGGCGTCAGCACAACTCCCGGCAGAAGCGGAAGATACATCACGGACTGACCCGGCCGTGTCGCCCCCGGAACACCACTTCCCGAAGATTCCCCCTTCGCCCGCATGATAATAGCCGCCGGACAGTCCGATACGAGCGTCTGCACCACTCCCGTAACACCGCTCACCGACACGGTCCGGCTACACACCACACAGAGCGGCGGCCGCAGAGGCTCTACGGATGCTACGAAATACGTCCGACCACTCGCAGCAAGAATATCGCCCACCTGCGTATCATCCCGGCGATCCGTCAGCACATATTCCGTCGGAATCCCCCATCCAATCGGACGCTCAAACGAAAACCCGGCATCTACGTCGAAAGCCAGCATCGGCTGTGCATAAAGCACACTCATCGGCGACAGACCGCTCGAAGGACGATACTGCTCGCCAGAAGCCCCCAGAACCTGCGCCGCCTTGGTATATCCTCTGGAAAGTCGGGCTGCGATCATTGCCTGCTGCACACCGCTCTCCTCAAACCACGATCGCCCGGCCGTCCTGCAGTTCCAGTCCACCCGTCACACCCAGAAACGCACACAAACGACGACGCCACAGCGTAAACAGCATCATCCGGTCCTGCACTTCGCGACCATTATGATACCAACTGGCCGCCCGTGCCGTATCCAGATTGTCCGACGACGCCGTGATTGCGGTTTCGAGCGGATAAAGCTGCGACAGATAAAGCCGGATCTGCTGCAACTCTGCCACAGACAGATAATTCATCCGCCATTCCAGCGCGCCTTCCACCTGAAAAAAGCGCCAGGATTCCTGGTTTCCTTCCCGCGATCCGATCGCGGGATATCCACAGAACCGCCGGATATCCATTTTCTCTCCTTCCGAGAGAATATCCGTCGATAAACCAACCGTTCCGGACATGTCATTCCTCCCGCAAGAAAGGCCCCCGTCTCAAAGACGGGGGCCGGAAATAGGTCAGAACGTCAGACCAAGCGCATCCGTACCAAGGCTCTCAATCACGACACCCCGCTTGAGATAGCTGTTCGTCGCCGTCGGAATGACCGTCATGTCCGCCGTCACGTCGGTCGGCAGAGCAAAACCACCAATCCAGTACCAGGACTGCGCAATGATCTGCCGCAGTCGATCCAGCGGCTCACGCGTCACCATCGCCACGCTGTCCACCATCTCGATCAGCGCCCGCTCGGCATCCGGAATATCGGAATGACCCGTCAGCGCACAGTCACCTTCGATCAGAGCCCCCTGCCCCAGCAGAAGCGCACGATGAATGGAACCCGCACCAAGCGACGCCTGCTGCGGCGCTTCCGTCGTCGGAATGAACCGCACACCCAGAAGCTCAATAACCTGACCGGAACGATATTCTTCCGAACCATAAGCACCACGATACAGATGCTTGAAATCCGGATCACGGAAGAGCGACAGAAGCTGCAGATCATCCAGATAACAGTGATACGCACCATTAATCATCGGCACGTTGTTGCGCCGCAGCGTCGCCACACCCGCCAGAACCTGCTGAATGCCCAGCGTATCCGCCAGACCGTTCGCACTCGCCGTCTGCAACGCTGCAGTGGTCAGACGACCATTCGGACGGATTACCATTGGCGCCGTGGACGCCACAACCGCCTGACCTTCCGTCCCATCCGCAACAGAAACGGATGCCGAGAACGTCATCTGCCCCGAAACACCGCCCGGCGCCGTAGACACATTCGTCCCATCCGCCGCTACGCTGACAAGCGTATAAACATCACTGCCCACCGTCACGGTCATGCCATGTGTCGCACTGAGCGCCGTGACCTGACCATTGACGATCACAGACTGGAAACCCCGGATGTCATCAACCGAAATGGTATTTCCCGCGCTCCCGAGCGTCGCCGTCACGCGCGTATTACCCCCCAGATAGCCGCCCACACCATTCTGCGCGCCACCAAACAACGTATTGCGCGCCAGACGATCCAGAGACTGCATCGCCTGCACACCGTTGGTGTTGGCGTTGGCCAGAAACTGCGACGCGATCCCCACGCCACTGGTCACCATATTCAGATCAATCGTATCGCCATACTGGTTGATCGACAGCGTGTACTGTTCAACAGCCCAGCCAGAAGGGCTCAGACCATTATCGAAATTGGTATTCCCCGTCGGATTAAGTGGCGTCGTCACAGGCGCCTTGAGGCTCTTACGTGTTTTTGTCAGCGTCTCACCAATGGCGTTCGGGAACACTTCGCGATCGGAAACCTGACGGAAACCCAGACGGGATTTCAGACCATTCTCGAATTCGCGGGCCAGAAAACCCTGCTGAATGGCGGCCTGAAGCTGAACAGGAAAATTATCAATGCTCATGTGTTTTTTCCATAAATGTGTTGTCTGAACCCGGCCTGCCATCAGACCCGGTCAAATATCGCTCCGAAACTCACTTCTGAGCCAGAAACTGCCATTTGCGCGTTTCGTAATCCGCCTCGCTGACGGCCCGCGCATTGAACGGTTCAACCCCGTCCGGACGAGGCGCCGCCTGCCCGACCGTCGTTCCGCTCGAATATCCAGGCCGCAGCACCTCACCAAACAGATAAGCCCGCTCCTGACGGGCCTGCTGCAAAGCCTCGGACACACCAACCACCGAGCCGTCTTCGCCCCGCTCGATCCCGTTGAGATCAATCAGCCGCACAACATCATCAGGATTATGTGCACCATTGCGGATCGCTTCCGCCCTGAGCGCCGACACAATAACCTCGCGGTTACTCTCCTCCCGCATCCGGGCCAGCGCTTCTTCATGATTGCGCTGAAGCGTCTCCTGCCGCGTCACAACATCCGTCATTTCCTGACGGACCGCCTCAACCTCGCTCCGCGCGTCATTCAGCGCCTGACGCAGAGCATCCACATCCTCAATGGTGTCATCAGTTCCGGACATCATTCCCCCGTCAACACTCATGCTTGTTCAGAAGCACACCACTGCTCCAGCATTTTCCATTCCGTATTCGGATCAGAATTTCCCGATGCCATTGCAAACATCCGAACCGCGGTCTCGCGGCTCAGAATTCCATTGGAAACCGCCACCACCAGCCCCTGCACCAGCGACAGCAGTTCCGGGTCCGTGGACGGAAACCACGCCGGCCACCGCAAACTCATACGGCAATACGGCAGGTCCTTAACCAGCTCGCCTCCAAGCCGCAGCCCGTTTTCCAAAACACAGGAAAAGCGACACGCCATCCGGTAAATCGACAGCAGCGCACCTTCCCCATAGGAATGCCGCAGTCGATCCACCAGCCAGATCAGCGGCTGACACATCATCTCCATGGCCTTGCCGGACTGCGCGCCGCCAACCCGGTCACCATGCGCACGGTTTCCGTGAAGCTGCTCCAACACCACCAACCGCAGTTCCCGATAATGATCGAGCACTGCACCCGCAGCATTACCGTTGATCTCCAGAAGCTTCGCATCTCCCTCAGGCGGAAGCGTCAGCGCCGAAGCCGCACCACCCTGATGCGCCACCCCATCGGAAAAACCACCCGTTTTCAGGACCAGCGTCGGATCGGAGCCATATTTCAGCCCCCGCCCTGCTTGAGACAGCAGATAATCCGCTTCGATCACCGTATCGATGGCCCGCTCGAACGTGCATTCGCCCTCCGGATCACGCCCACAGGGCCCACCCAGATTGCGCGTCCACACGATGGGCACGAACCCCAGCCCATGTCGAACGGAACGGCTCTCATCCCGAACCCCGCCATCCATTCCCACCAGCCACGGCACAGACACGGCACAATCGACCGGCGTCCAGACCCGCTGCCACCAGAACTGCGCACCCAGAAGTTCATCCGCAATCGGATAACCCTGCGCCGCCAGATCCCGCCCCCGGACCAGAAACCTTTCTTCGACCCGCAACAGTTCACCCGTCGCATCATCCCAGAATGGCGTCAGATACGCCGTTTCCAGAACAGACAGCTTCGGAACCCCCGCCGACACCTCGAACAGGATCGCAACCGACCCGACAGACCCCAATCGCGCCGCTTCCATCAGAAGCGACGCCAGTCTGGTCTGCGAAGCAAACGTGCTCATGGCATGCGCCACTCGCGCATCGTCCGTCACCAGACCCGGCCAGTGCGTATCCCCAAAAAGGAGCGAAACCGCCTCATCCACAACCGTCCGACACAGATTGGTCCGGACCGAAGGACGGCGACTGGATAACGGGATATATTCGCCCGCTCCCGACTTCTCCATCGAGAACGGATGCGGCAGCGCATCATACTGCGTCCCATCCAGAACACGCTTGAGCGCCAGCAGCCGCGCCGTCCGCGCGGACGCACCCGCAGGAACAGCATAACGCTGTTGCAGGGACAACCAGTCCATGTGTTCTCCATTGTTTCAGGCCACTCGCCGACCTGAAACGGTCGGCTCAGCGCGCCAGCGAAAATCCAGACGAGCTCCAGCCCGTCATGCCGCCGTTTCCGGCAAGCATCAGTTCACTCAGCCCCCAGACCATCGCATCCGCCCGGTCCGGAGACCGTGGCCCGCGATATCCACTGACCGAGAAATGACAGAGTTGATCCTCAAGCACCGTCAACCGGCCATGATGAACAACCCTGCCAACCTCGTAGAGCGCCGCAACCGGCTCAGCACGTGCCGCCTTGCCCCGCGCCGCCGTCACCAGCTTGACGGAAGCATGCGCCCGCACACTCCGGATCGTGCCCTCTACCAGAGCCCCCCCGAAGTTCCGCTCCGCAACAATGCGTTCAGCACCCCAGTCATCAAATGCCCGCAAGGCCCGGGCAGCCCAGCCCGCCGGACTATCCCGGGCAGACAGATCTTCCAGAACATGCCCCACACCAGCCGCATCAACGCCACAGACCACAATTCCGATCTCGTCGGACCTGTAGTCTTCCGGCCCCGCCGCCCCAGAAGGATCAACAGACACCAGAATACGCCGCATCCGAGCTGCCACATCCGCCCGGCTCTGCGCCGTAATCGCCGCCTCACGCCGGAACATCTCCAGCCGCCACAGCGCACCCTCAACAACCGATTGATATTCACCATACAGAAACCGCCGTTTTTCCCGCTCGGGAAGCGCTTCCAGACTGGCAAGATAATCCGCGCTCAGATTGTCCCGGTTCGCCTGCGGATTCAGGATCATCGTCGCATAAAGCGACCGATCCCCCACTGGCTCCCCCGACTTGGGCTCGATCCCGCTTTCGAAAAGCGCATAAAGCCAATGCCCCATCGTCGGCGGATTGGCATCGATATATTCCTTGACCGCAAGATCCGTCTTCTGCGCCAGACGCGTCAGAAGCATATTCCGCGCGCCATAACTGATCTGACTGGCCTCGTTCAGATAAACAGTCGCAAACTCCAGACCCAGAATCTTCTCGGTCCGCTGCTCGTCATCCAGCCCCCCGAAAAAGATCGTCGATCCATTCGGGAACGTCACAACACAATCCTGCCGGTCCAGCTTCCACCCGACCTGCGGAAAACACATCCGCATGACTTTCGGAAACGTATCCCGCAAAACCGACGCCTTCAGCGCCGTCAGACGATGACGAAAAATGCCATGTCGACTTTCCGGAGCCTTCAGCGCCCGTATCACAACGGCCCGAACCAGAACAAAGGTCTTCCCAGACCGCGCCCCACCCCTCAGAAGAATATGCCTTGCCGGCCCGCCCAGCAGCCGCACCGCATCACGCTGCGAGTCATTCAGTCTAAAGGGCGCTGTCATCACTGCTGATATTGATCGAGATTACCCCCGAACGTCCATCAGCCTCCATACCAGCCCTGAAACGGGACGGACGATGCGCCCGAAGCAGAAACGCCATTAAACCGTCACTGTAACGCTTCCGAACAATCGGATTTCCCGTATCCGGATCGCAGACGACACGTCCCGCATACGTAATGGGTTCATCATATCCCTCTACGGCTCTCCGCCGTGCTTCCGCCTCCAAAGCATCCGCAGCTTCCTCCAGAGCATCCTCCCAGCGGGACGAAAAATCCTGATCCGTCTCTTTCCAGAGATACAGCGTACTCCGCCGAACCTCTGCAACACGTCCGGCTTCCGAAATATTTCCACTCACAGACAGATGCTCGAGAAACCTCTTTTTCCGTTCTTCTGACTGCTCCCGCCGCAAGAAACATTTGCCGGATATTTCTTCACCCATCTGCTTTAACCTTCTTCCCCAGATCGACCTGAGAACCGACCATCAGCCCGCTCTCAGCGCAGCCTCCCTGCGGCTCATCATCATGCCCCCCTCCAGCCAGACAGCCCGAACCGGCTTCTGCCGCAGGCGCAAGCCGCTCTGACACGTTCCTTTCCTTGCCTGAGTCTCCACATTGCGCTGCACCTGCTCCCGCTCAGCCCGCACAGCCACACGTGCCAAGGTTTCCGGCGCAACCCGCCCGATCACCCGAACCGACAAAACCGAACGCTGACAGGGAATGGACCTGCATCTCACATCCAAACGTGAAAGACCCGCATCCACCAGTTCATGCCATTCCAAAACGACATCAGCCCGATGAACAGGCTCCCCTTCATACACAAGGGGACACCCCGCAAGTGAACCTGATTTATTTTGGAGGACAATAAACGTCTGACGACCAGACAGCACAACACTACCAGAAGAAATGTCACATTTTTCCATTGATCAGGAAACTTCCAAAATAAAAGCCGACCCTCTTTCCAGAAGATCGGCTTTGGATATTTATGTATAATTCTTCAGTGTGCATTTGTTATATCAAAACCGCGCTCACATATCAATAGGTAATTTATCGTTAACATATTTTTTCTTATGCTTCTTTTTAGAAATCACCTCATAAACATGCGCAAGCTGCTCCAGAAGCAACGCACACTGAGCCGACACCTTCATGCGCGCACGCCCTTCCGACAAAGCCGGATAAAGATGTCGCGCCATGGCGGAAAACGACATATCACGCGCCAGAAGCATCTCAAAACGCACATGCGCGCAAAGGCCAAGCATATCGCGAATCTGCGTCATCCGCGCAGAACACTGCCCCCGTCCGATCATCCATGTATGAATGTCGCCCCGCTCCCTCACACGACCATCAGACTGCGGATTTTCCATCACCCCAAGAGACGCAAAGACATATTCACGATACCAGCGATCCGCCGCTGCCAGTTCCTCATCTCCGATATCGCCTGCGTCATACATGGACTGCACAGCATTCACGACCCGAAACGTCTTGCCATCCTCATGGATCTCGGAATGCTGATATCTTTCCGCAGTCGGCTTAACCATGGCTTCAGATCCTGCATACGCATCTACCAAAGACACTTCCTGCACCATTCCGAACATCAATTGATCTCCATCCCGACATCACGACCGCCCATTGGCTGCAGTCCCGGAAAAACCGGCACCAGATCCGCGCCCCACAACGCATTCCAGCTGACAGGATGCCCCGCAGGAAGAGCCTCGGCCGTCTCCCTGTCCGTCGTCATACGAGCGCGCAAGGAAGACGTTTTGAATGTTTTTTGATCGGAACGACGACGCCCCTTGCGGGCATTCCCACGCTCAGGTAGCCAACCATCAGACGCAAGCATAGCAGCGAGAGCGTTTGCGGATACACGACGCGGTACGGAACCTGATTTGACCTGTTTCATCTCAACATCTTCCCCAAATACGAAAGTATCATTATTTTTTTTGGCAAAATGCCACAGAGTACGATAAAAAAAACTTCTTCTGGATTTGGCATAAAGCCATTGCTAAAAAGGCCTTATGGCCAAACACAAGCGCCCTGACTCTCTGACCACACTCCAACGAGCCATAGGAACTCGCATTTCCTGGGCTCGTGAACTCGTCATGCCCAACCAGAGCGAATGCGCCCGCCTACTAGGCGTGGATGCTTCCACGCTGAACAAGATCGAACGCGGTGATCGCGCACCAAGCGTCTTTCTCATCGCGGCGCTCTCGAACCGGCTGCGCGTATCGACCGATTTTCTTCTAAAAGGCGTCCTGAACGGTCGTACCGACGAAGAACTGGCCCTACGGCTGGCTGCTCTGCACCCAGAGTTGGTGCTCCAGCGGCAAGACATGGCTCCGAACACGGACAGAAACACGCCTTCCGACACACCTGATCCGCCCAAGAGACCAGATGAGGAGATCCATTAGTGACCGTTTCACTGGTTTCCATACGCATTCAGGTGCCCCCCATTCGATACAACACGATAAATTCGCTTTATCGATGGAATGAACAAATCAGAAACGTCCCCGGTCATCAGATTGTATGAATTCATGACCGGCTCCCTCCCTTCCCCGTCAATCGCCCCCATGGCAACTACCGATTAACGATAAATTAATGGCACTGTGCCACTGGGTCAAGAAACAAATATGGCTTGGAGCCATTATGGCGGGTCTGAACTGCCCTCTTTTTCCTGCATTGCAGCCATAATTGAAGAAAGAAAACATGTTCTCTCTCCCATCATTTCTTCGCGAAACTGATGGGAAGAGTTTCATATTTCAGCTTTTTTCAGACGTCAGATTTCTACAGAATCTAATTTTGTTTATTTTTAATTAACAAATTGCGACATTCTGTATCCAGCCTCTACCTGAGATACACTCGAAACAAGGACGGCGATTTCATCAACCAAATACCACGTCCTGTTAACAGCATCGCTTACTGAAGCGTCACGCCACTCAAAGTACTCGCCCTCTCCGGCGAGTTACTCATGAATGACATCCAGATCCCCAAATCGGGTATATTCCCCTTCGAAATATAGCTGGATCATCCCTGTAGGCCCATGACGCTGCTTCTCAAGAATCAGCTCGGCCTTATTGTGTACCAGCGCCATCTTGCGCTGCCATTCTTCTGTCGCAACCTGAAATTTGTCATTGCTGTCATAAGCGCTGTCTTTAGGCTGACGCTGCTGCAGGTAATATTCATCGCGATATACGAACATGACCGCATCCGCATCCTGCTCGATTGAGCCCGATTCGCGTAGATCCGACAACATGGGCCGTTTATCTTCACGCGATTCAACCTGACGCGACAACTGGGACAGCGCAATCACGGGCACAGAAAGCTCTTTCGCAATTGCCTTAAGTCCCTGCGTAATCATTGAAATTTCCAGAACACGACTGTCAGGCTTGGTCCCGATCGCAGGCCGCATCAGCTGAAGATAATCCACAACAACAAGACTCAAGCCCTGCGTCCGAGCCAACCGCCGGCAGCGCGTTCGCATGGCGGAGAGAGAAATCGCTGGCGTATCGTCAATATAGAGCGGCAGCCGCTGAAGTTCCCGCGCCACACGGACAAAGCGGTCAAACTCCTTTTGCCCGATGTCACCGCGACGGATCTTTTCACCCGAAACCTCAGCTTCACCCGACAGAATACGAGTCGCCAACTGCTCAGACGACATTTCCAGCGAGAAAATAGCGACCGACCCTTTGGGCTTTTCCCCACTATCCTCAGCATCCCGCAGAATCGAGCGCGCCGCCGAAAACGCAATCTTGGTCGCAAGCGCCGTCTTGCCCATTGCAGGACGACCGGCAAGAATAATCAGATCGGAAGGATGCAAACCACCGGTCCGCTTGTCGAAATCCCGCAGACCCGACGTCAGACCCACGACATCGCCGGTCCTCTGATAAGCCTTGGTCGCAACCTTAACCGCTTCCGTCAGAGCATTGGTGAAAGAAACGAAACCGCCTTCCTGACCCCGCTCCGTCGCCAACTTGAACAGCGCCTCTTCGGACGCCGCGATCTGATCCGACCCGTCCAGATCCGGCCGCGCCCCGAAAGCGTTGTTAACGACCGTCTCACCAATATCGATCAGCTGCCGCCGCACCCAGGCATCATGGATCACCCGCCCATAATCACCTGCGTTGACGATCCCCACCATCGCCGTCAACAGCTTGGCCAGATACGCAGGCCCACCCGCCGCATCCAGAACACCCGTATGTTCGAATTCTGCCCGCATGGTCACGGGATCAGCCAACTGCCCCCGCTCAATCCGCCGGGCAATCGCTTCATAGATCCGACCATTCAGAGGATCGGAAAAATGAGCAGGCTCCAGAAAGTCCGAAACCCGCTCATATGCCTTGTTGTTCGTCAGAATGGCGCCCAGCAGCGCCTGTTCGGCAGCAACACTGGACGGAGGGCTACGCCTCAACAGAAGGCCCAGATCTCCATCGTTCGAGGAAGCATCAGAAGCGGACGGAGAGGAATGCGATTCGATCAT